GGATTGTCGACACAACAATCACATCATATTGCAGACCAAACCACAAAGCAATTTAGACAAAATAAATACTGGGCAAATTACTTTGATCCTGTTAAAACATCTAATGACCTTAGATATCAAATGCATAACGATTATACTGAATATTTTGATAAACTATTCAAAATACAAAAACATAACAAGTATGAGTCAGTAACTTTATTTGATGGAGAAACTCCTACAACACTCAGTGTTCAAGAATATAAAGAATCACTTTAGCCGTCATTATAAATAACGGTATGGAATTACCACATAGACATCCAATAGCATTAATAGACACTCATGAGATTATAGACGAGTTATCTATTGTGGCTAGTTATGAAGTCCAAGCAGACCATCCAGTCCTAGAAGGACACTTTCCACATGTTAAAATTTGGCCCGGCGTTTATTTAATAGAAGGAATGAATCAATGTGCTGGCATCCATGCATTACATTTAGCAGAACAAGACGTTGGCAAAGTAGAGCATAGTGATTATGTCACTTTTGTTACAAGAGTAGATAACTGCAAATTTCGTAATCCAGTATTCCCTGGAAACATTTTAACACTTAAAGCAACACTTGTTAAAAGAAAAATGAGCAATATTTTTTACGATTGTGAAATATTATGTAATGAGAAACGTGTTGCATCAGCAAGTATAGGCTTAACAGCCAAAAAACTGTAGTTTTACAATTTTTGATTCAAAAATTGCCAATTGACAAACAAATATTTTGAAGTTATACTAACTAGTGATATTGTTGGAGTAAAATTAGAGCAATGGCTAGAAAGAAACAAAGAACAGTTTATATTACAAAAGTGCCTGATTGGAAAAAGTATCAGGGCATGACCGATCCTGTGGAACAAGAGAATGCATTTAAAGAAATGGATTACTTTGTACATTCTGAAATATCAACTAAAGACCAAGTTTCTAAATTTAGGAAATGGGTTAAAGAAGCAAGTGGTTGGGATAAGAACGATATTAAAATTATTTTAAAGAATCCAGATTGGCGATTTAGCAGTAGTGCCAAGTATGCATGGTGTTGGGCAAAGGTAGGCTTTATGCCAGAACGTTTGTCTAACTTTTATGAAAAGAGAATACCAGAGTGGCTAGAGCGAGGTAAAGAAGTGGTTGAAGAACAAGCAGTAAAGAAAGTTGAGAAGCCAAAAATTTCTATACAAGAAAGAATGCTAGAGCAAATTTGTGACTTATGCGGTGACTGGGACGACATGTTAGATAACTTTATTGAAAAAGACAAAATAACTTTAAAAGACTTTAATCCTGAAAAAGACTTAAAAGTTTATCAAGGCGGTATTATAAAGCCAGCACATGCTAAGATGATAAAGGATCAATACGAGGCTCATTTAGCAGAAGCAAAAGAAAGTTTAGAAGGTAAATGTGACCAATTAAATGAAGCATATAGTTTTATGGATAAAAAAATGAAAAAGGACTATGTTGGTTTCTTTGAAAAGATTCAACTTGCCTGCGATGCTATTATACTTACTGGTAAAGCAACTAGAAAACAACGTAAGCCTAGAAGCAGAAGTAAAGAAAGCATTATTAAGAAATTAAAGTTTCAAGTAGCCGATGGAGACTTAGGAATAGCATCTATATCGCCCACAGACGTCGTATATGCTAATGAACTTTGGATTTACAATACAAAGTCCCGGAAGATAGGTGTGTACCATGCATCGAACAAAGATCCACGTAATATGCAAAGACAAGGTGCCGGATTAATGATTAAAGGTACAACAATACAAGACTTTTGTACAGAGTCCTCAATGCAAAAAACACTTAGAAAGCCAAAAGAACAGATTAGTAACTGGACTGGCAATGCAAAAACACGTTTCGCTAAAGCATTCGACGAAGTGAAAACAACATCAACTAAATTAAACGGAAGAATTAACAATACTACAATCATATTGAAAGCCTTTTAAAGGCAAAAAGTGATAAATAGTAGTATGGCACAACGAATAGACCAAATAGGCTACAACAATAGAGACGAAATCATTAAAGAGATCCAGTTAAGACTGGCTGATGGTATGGTAGATGTTGAATTGGATAGAGAGCATTACGATATAGCAATTAATAAATCTATACAAAAGTATAGACAGTTGAGTAGCGGTAGTGTAGAAGAAGCAGTTATTTTCATACAAACCCAAGACGGTGTAACAAAATATACACTTCCAGACGAAGTTATAGATGTTAAACGTTTATATAGAAGAGGTATCGGAACTAACAGTGGTGGCGGAACAAATTTTGATCCATTTGATGTAGCATTTAATAACATGTACATGTTACAAGCAGGACAAATAGGTGGACTGGCAGTATTTGATGCATTTGCACAATATAAAGAAACTATTGGTCGTGTGTTTGGTAGCGAGTATAACTTTACGTTCAATAGAAATTCAAAAGAATTAACTATTTTAAGAAACGTAGCACATGCAGAAGACATTGCAGTAGGAGTTAATAACTTTATACCAGAAAGTGTTTTAATTAAAGATGTATATGCCGCAGACTGGCTTTCAAATTTTGCTTTGGCACAAAGTAAAATGATGTTAGGTGAAGCAAGAAGTAAATTTCCCGGTGGATTACCTGGTCCTGGAGGAGCAACCACACTAAATGGTGATGCACTCAAGTCCGAAGCCCTTACGGAAATGGATCAACTTATTGCAGGACTACATAATATGGAAGAAGGTAACTCTCCATTAGGTTTTGTAATGGGATAAAGATCCACTCCCTCACCAATTAAGCATTGGATAGATTACACACACAGGAGTCTAATATGCAAAAAGTTAAAAACCACCTTTGTTCATTCCCAGAACTAGAACTTCCTATTACAGTAGAAGACATATTCACAGATGATGATTATGAATTAATCTACGACAGAGCAAGATTTAATAAAAAAGTAGAAATAGTAGAGCATCCAGATTTGTTTGGCTGGACTATGGCTGAAACAAAAAATATGCATTGGATGTACAGTCCTAACGAACATACACTTGCAGGAACCGATATAACTTTAGATAAGGATCAGGACTTTGCTGATTTAACATTTGAAGAAAGAAAATATCTAGGATATAGACCACCTACAAGCATAGGTATTATTACTAATAAAGATTTGATGTACAAACTAAGAGAGTTTGCACAAGATACATTCCATGATGACTTCCTAGCAGACATTTGGAGTTTTGGTGGGAAAAAAATTGTTCCTATTACACTAATAGGCTTTAGTGGCCCAAGTACATTTCATACAGAAGGATTAACCGGTTGGAGAAAATACGCAGATGAAAGTTTGTTTGCAAATAGAATAGAAACTTCAAGAACTAGTGCTGTATGCAACTTTAGACTTATAGGAGATCCAGATGATTGTTCTATAGAAGTCGCAGAGCCAGATGAATATTTTACAGAAGTTTATGATAATCTTAATAAAGAATTTATAGACAAATGGAAACAAGATGGCAAAGAGCCAGAATCAATGTGGTCAGAAGGCAGAGGCATATCAGTATCTAGTGCTATTGACCAAACGTCTAGCGACGAAATGTTAAGTCATTTAACACCATGCGGAAAAATAGAAGGATACCATAGTCCATTTTTATTAAATTTATCCTCTTGGCATAGAGTAAACATTAAAACAGAATCGCCCAGAGTTAGTTTAAGATTTATGGGACATAAAAAACATTCGTTTGATTATATTCAAAAATTAATAGACGAGGATAGGTTTTTAAAATGCTAGAATGTTATTGTGATTGTCCTGGAATAAGTCTTCCATTTACAAAAGATATTTTATCTCAACAAGATTTAGATATGATTTACGGTGATGCAGAAATACCTAGGACACCTTCTATACAAACTGAAAAAATAAATTGGTATGCTAATTGGTCAACAACAGAATGGTCAAAAGATGATGTATTGAACGGTGGTGCGGTAATAACAGACCAGCAGTTAAAAAAAGATGTATGGGAATGGTTACATGAAACTATACATCCAGAATATTTTCAAAACATTTGGAACATGTCAGGAAGAAAAACACCACCTGTTTCAATTTTATGTTTTTCAGATTCTAGTGCTTGGCACAGAGAAGGCCCTATTAATTTTCCAAATAACTTACCACAACATATAAACAAGGACATTGTGTCTAGTACTAGAGCACCAGCAGTAATTAATTTTAGATTATTAGGTGACCCAGATGGTAGTAGTCTAGAATTTGCAAAGCCACAAGACAGTTTAAATACTTCAGAACAAGAATGTATTAACAAGTATTTTGATACTTGGACAGAAGATGTAAATGGAGAACAACATGCTACAGAGCATGAAGGTGTAGTATTTACAGCGGCCCAACATTGGCTTGGAGAAACATATAATTGGCAAAACAATTTAACAAAAATAACAGAACATATAGGTATGCACAATCCATATATTGTAAATCTATCCCAATGGCACAGAGTACTTACTAATGGTCAACCTAGAGTTACTTTTAGAATACATGCAAATACAGACTTAACATTTAAACAAATAGAGCAGTTAGTTGAAAATGGAGAATTTTTTAAATGTTAGAATGCTTTTGTGATTGTGTTGGAGTAGACTTTCCTTTTACAGCAGAGGATTTTCTTACCGAACAAGATATGGATATGATTAGTGGTAATGTGATACCAGAAACAATTTTAGTACAGTCTAAAAATATTAGATGGCAAAATTGGTCTTCTGATAAAATGCCTACAGTAACAAAATCAGGTAGATGGTCCGGAGGCACAGAAGATAATCAACAATCCTTTAATGGATTTGCTACAATATCAAATGTAGAATTAAAAAGAAAAGTATCAAATTGGTTACAAGAAACTTTCCATCCAGACTTTTTACAAAGTAATTGGGAAACAGGTGTTGGCTCAAAAACTCCTCCAGTTACTGTATTATGCTTTTCTAAATCTACAGGGTGGCACAAAGAAGGACCCGTAACAATACCAGCAACAGCACCCAAAAATTTTAATACTACATATTTAGATAGTTACAGACATCCTGGGTTGTGTAATTTTAGATTACTAGGAGACAAAGACGGTAGCAGTTTAGAGTTTGCAAAGCCAAGTGAAAAGATGTGGAATGCAGAACTAGAATTAATAGAACAATTTTGTCAAGAGTCGCATGATGCTTTCCCAACAAGTATTACAACATTACTAAATGATATGACTATAACTGATCCTCAACATTGGTTAACTAATCCAGAAGTTTGGGAAGATGAATTAGAAATTATTACTGAGCATGTGGGTATGCACAATCCATATATGGTTAATATAAATCAATGGCACAGAGTTAAAACTAATGGCACACCTAGAGTTACACTCAGAGTACATGGCAGTCATAAGTTGACCTTCAAACAAATGGAAGAAATGTTTGATACCGGAAAAATGTTTATCTAAAAAAATTTGGAATATATATTAGTATGATAATAGGAATAACAGGATTTATGGGCAGTGGCAAAGACACAGTTGCTGAAATGTTCGTAGAAAGAGGAGCAGTAAAAGATAGTTTTGCGGCACCGCTCAAAGATTTATGTGCTAGTGTGTTTGGTTGGGATAGATACATGTTGGAAGGCGATACAGTATCAAGTAGAGACTTTAGAGAAACAGCAGACATATACTGGACAAGAAAACTAGGCATAGATAACTTCACACCAAGATTAGCATTACAATTACTAGGTACAGAAATAATGCGTACACATTTTAATCAAGACATTTGGTTAGATAGTTTAGAATATCGTATACGAAAGAACACAAAAGATGACCAAATAGTTGTTGTGAGTGATGCTAGATTTAAGAATGAATTAGACTTAATCAAACAACTTGACGGTATAGTTATTCATGTTATAAGAAACGACATGCCTGAATGGTATGAGACAGCCGCACATGCCAATAAAGGTAGTGTTCCAGCAAAGCATACTATGGAAACACGTTATGCAAGTGTACATGCTAGTGAATGGAAATGGGCTGGATATGACTTTGATTATGAGATATCTAACACAGGCACACTAGAAGAACTACAATTACAAGTAGAATCTATTCATAATAATATCTTTACCAGCAAAATCAAAGCAATCTAAAAAAAAATTCCTTTATTTATCAAAACCTTTTAATTTATTGTACTCGGGCAGTTTTATAATACCGCTTTTTTGCTAATTCTTGATAAATATTTGCACTAACATAATTAATATTAGGAGATTATAATGGCAGAATTAGTATCACCAGGTGTTAGCATTAGTGTATCGGACGAGTCGTTTTACGCCTCGGCTGGTGCTGGAACTGTACCTTTGTTAATCATCGCTACGGCTCAGGATAAAACTGGACCAGATGGAACAAGTACAGCGGCATTTACATCTAAAGCAAACGCAGGTAAATTACAACTGATGACTAGTCAACGTGAATTACTACAACAATTTGGAAACCCAAGTTTCTATAAGAGCGGTAGTACTCAGTTGAATGGTTATGATCTCAATGAATACGGTTTACTAGCGGCCCACAGTTTCTTAGGTTTGGCAAACAGAGCATACATTCTGAGAGCAGACATAGATTTAAGTCAACTTGCGGCATCATCAACAGCACCAACAGGTGTAATTGCAGATGGTTCATACTGGCTGGACACAACTTCTTCAACTTTCGGTTTAAGAGAATGGTCAGGCACAGCATGGGTTAAGAAAACAGTATCTGTTGTAGACAAAACAAGTATTAATTCAGGAACAGGTGGACCAAGCAAAGCATTTGGACAGAACGGCGATTACGCGGTTGTGGCAAATACAGCGGCTGGTGGAACTGCAACTGATGTAAAATATTACGAAAAATACTCAAACGATTGGTACCAAGTTGGTTCAACAAGTTGGGGTTCCGCTACAAGTGGCGACTTCCAATTTGCAACTCACTTAGCAGTACCTAGTTTAAGAGCAGATGGCGTATCAGCACTATCGACTGGAGACGTTTTTGTTCAAACTACTACACCTAACACAGGTGCAAGTTTAAGCACAAAACTTTATAGTTCTTCAACTAAAGCCTTTAGCGGTGTAACAACATCACTTTATGGCTCCACTGACTTGGCTTTAACAGCCGTTGGAACAGCGAACGTAAAAGTTGGCGACCTTATTGGTGTAACTTCACCAGCAGGTAACAGTGAAGCAGAAATAGAATTGAAAAGACATAATGGAAGCACTTCATTAACAGCAACAGGCTCAGCCTTTACTGGTGGTGTATTAGATGTTTCCGGCAACAGCAGTTTTGACATTGTTTACAATGGTACTACAGTTGTTGTAACATTAGCAGGAACAATCAGTACAACACCTGCCAACTCAACACCCGAAGATGCAGTTTATGACATCAACGCGGCTCTTGGTGCGGCAAGTATAACAGAAGTTGTTGCTTCTATAGGAGATAACAACAATGTTGTTCTAACTTCTAGCACAGGTAGAGATATCGTTTTACAAAGTAACCACGCAGACTTTGGACCAAGTTCAGTAGGATTTGGAACAGCGGCTGTTACAGTAACTAAAACATATTCAAACTATGCGGCCCTTTCATATGTAGCATCAAAAACTACAATGACAGGAACTTTAGCAGACGGTACATACTGGTACAATGCGACAGTGGCTAAGGCGAACGTTGACTTATTAGAGCACAACGGAACGACTTGGGTTACTTTCACAAAAGACGTAAGTGTAACCGCAACTGCTCCAACAACTCAATCAGACGGTACTGCTCTTGTGGCAGGTGACGCCTGGTTAGATTCAGATGATACTGAAAACTTCCCTAAATTTTACAAATGGTCCGGTACAGCCTGGCTTGCAGTAGATGGAAGTGACCAGCATACAGCAGAAGGAATAGTATTTGCAGACTTTAGACAGTCAGCAAGTGGTTCTTTAGATGCAGACGCACCATTGGCTTCAGCATATCCAAACGGAATATGGGGTTATAACAAACGTGCTTCAGCAGGTAATGTTAAAGAATACAAACTTAACTATACACCTTCAGGAACTAACATAGGTAATGTTTGGGTTGATGCATCAGGAAATAAACAAGACGGTAATATGTTCGGCTTAAGAAAAGCAGTTCATAATTTAGTTAAAACTAAAATGCAAAGTGCAGTTGTTTCTAATGACGACATTAGAAGTGAAATTAATGCATTTAACGTAATTGCCGCTCCTGGATTCCCAGAAATGCTAGACGAAATGGTAGCATTAAGTACTGACAGAAGAAATACTGCTTTTGTTGTTGCTGATACACCATTTAGACTTAAAGCAGATGCTACAAGCACAAAAAATTGGGCAACAAATGCCAACAATGCTAGTGAGAATGGAGAGGACGGACTTGTTTCTGCTTCACCATACGCGGCAGTTTACTACCCAAGTGCTTTAACAACTAACTTAGATGGTACTAACGTTGTTGTACCACCAAGTCACATTGCTTTAAGAACACTTGCATTTAATGACCAGGTATCTTATCCTTGGTTCGCACCAGCAGGCTTCCAAAGAGGTCTTGTACAGAATGCGACATCAGTAGGTTTTGTAGATCCAGCGACTGGAGAGTACACAGCAGTGACACTCAATGAAGGTCAAAGAGATACATTATATGGCAACAAAATTAATCCAATTGCACAATTCCCAGGACGTGGACTTGCTGTATTTGGACAAAAAACACTTAACCCAACTGCAAGTGCATTGGATAGAGTGAACGTTGCAAGACTTATTGTGTACATAAGAGAAAGACTTGACGATATCGTTAAGCCGTTCTTATTTGAACCAAATGATGCAATTACTAGGCAGAATGCTAAAAATGTTGTCGACGGATTGTTGAGCAACCTTGTTATGCAACGAGGACTATTTGACTTTGTCACAGTTTGTGATAATTCAAACAACACCGCGGCTAGAATCGATAGAAACGAACTATACATTGACATTGCTATACAGCCTGTCAAAGCAGTAGAGTTTATATACATTCCGATTAGAATCCAAAACACTTTGGGTACTAGCGGATCTAGTTAAGCAAAGCATTAATGAAAAAAGGCGTCTTAGGCGCCTTTTTTTATGATTGATTAAAACTCTGTTTAATAATTTTCTCCCATTTTAGATAAATAAAAGTAACGTTAAGAAGGTCAAAGTTAATTTTAAGACCTTTTTATAATTAGGAGATAACTAATGGCAAAAACATTAACAAAATTTGGTGTTCCAACAGGAGCAGGCGACCAAGGGATTTTACAACCTAAACTAAAATATAGATTTAGAGTAACCCTACTTGCAGGTTTCGGTGGACTTACTGAGTCTAGAGAATATACTCAAAACGTCATGAACGTTACCCGTCCTAAAGTAAACTTTGAAGAAGTTATGATTGACTCATACAACTCAAAAGTGTACGTCGCTGGAAAACATGCATGGGATCCAGTAACAGTTGTTGTTAGGGACGACATTCAAAATTCTATTTCAAGAATTGTTGGTGCTCAAAACCAAAGACAACTTAACCACTTTGAGCAAACGGCTCCAATCGCTGGTACAGATTACAAATTCGATATGATTATTGAAGCCTTAGATGGTAGTACTGCTGTAGCAACAGAGATTTGGACTTGTGAAGGATGTTTCCTAACTAACATAGATTACTCAGAAAGTGATTATGCTACCTCAGAGCCTGTAACAGTTTCGATGACAGTTAGAATGGATAACTGTGTACACGAAGCAGGTGATAGTGCTGTAACGGCTGGTATTAATCAAGGCGGAATAATGGACCCGGCAGTAAGCCCAGGTAACGCAGGTTCCCCACTGGCATCAGGCGGAAACGGTTAATTTAACTTTTTAAAAGATGGCGTACCTCGCCATCTTTTATTCTATTAGGTCAATAATATGTTTGGACAGAAATTCGGTAACAGCGGTGACAAAACAATTGATTGGAACTACAATCCCAATCAAGGCACTGATTTAGGAAATCCGATACCAAATGCACTTAGAGACTTAGCAGGTGGCGGCAGACAATTCAATGCTTTTAAAACAGCAGGCACAGGACTACCCAATGATATCACAAGGGGTGGTACTGGTAAAGTAGCAGGATATGTAGGTGCTCATAATAATGCCGCAAGATTTAAACCAGGTCTCAATCCAGTACGTCAAAAATTCGAAGGATATGTTAATTTTCATTTTAATAGTGCAATTGGCATTTCTTCACTCAACAACAACGACACTAGAAATACACTAAGTAGTTTATGTAGAACTGCAGATGTACCTAGTGCAGAAATTCAAACAGATGTAAAAAATCAATACAATAGAAAACGTATTACTGTAACACATACAGAATTTAATCCTATTACTATAACAGCATATGATACTGTTGATAGTGCCTGGGTAGTTGTGCTAATGAAAATGTATGCACATTTATTCACTCAACCACTTAATAGATTTGATACAGCCGGCGATATACCAACGCCAATAATTAATCCAAACGATATTATACCAGATGCTGTAGCAGGTGGAGGTTCAGAAGCAGTAGCCAAAGGAACATTCGATAGTAACTTTGCAGGATATAATTTACAACCAGCCGCTAATAGAAACTTTATTACAAGTATGGATATTGTTAAGTTCCACGGACAAAAAGCAATTAGATATACAGTATTCAATCCAATGATTACAAGTTTTACAGTAGACGGTATTGACCATGCTGATTCTCAACCAGCAATGATTACAATGAATGTTTTATATGAAAACTTTTCAATAAATCCAAAACTAAACAGTTGGTTATCAGAAGATGAATTAAAAAGATTCTCAGGATTCAATGTAGGCGAATGGGATAGATTAAGAAATGGCAGTTACTTAGAGCCAAGTCAGTTTGCTCATGCAGAAATGTCAGACAAAAGTATTGCTAATAATCCTGATTTAGCAGAAAAAGATTTAACATTTTTAAGTCCAGGAGATAATGTAAGAACTCGACAATCAAAACAATTCTTTGATAAGTTTACTGGTGCAGGCGGAGATGAAAATGTCAAGTAAGAGTTTATACGAAACATTTGGTAACGAAATCAATTATGAAATGCGTAGAGATAAACTAGTACAGTTTATAGAAAACAATACTATTAACTTTCCATTACCAGAAGCAAGTGTCGAATTACTTGTAAACATGGCACCACAAAACTTTAAAGGCATGGACCCAAACAAAATTAATATAGTTGAGAACAGACTTGAAAGCATAGGCTTTACAGGTCCTACAGCAAAAACTTTAGCAGTTGCACTTATTCAAGTAGCAGAAAAGCAGGGCGTACACCCTATATCATACTTTGAACTTAATGAAGATAGCATTAAGTTAGCCGAACAAACATATAAAGCCATAAATACTATTAGACCAAAAGGAAACCAAATTGGTTTAACAGTAGATAAGTTTAATAAAGATAGCAAATTAGCAAACGTTATTAGACCTTAGGAGATAATATGGCAGGCAACTCCCATTACAGCCAAGGACAATATGCAGTACAAAATCCTGACAAATACGTTGGGACTAAAATGCCTTTTGCCCGTAGTAGTTGGGAAACTGCCTTTATGAGGTTCTGTGACAATCATCCTAACATAACTAAGTGGGCAAGTGAAAATGTTAAGATACCTTATAGACATCCGTTAACTAATAAGATAACGAACTATGTACCTGACTTTATGGTACAGTACACAGATAAAAACGGTAAGCAATTAGTAGAATTAATTGAAATTAAACCTAAAAGTCAAACTATAATAGAGAATGCTAAAGGTAGAGGCGATAAAATTGCTACAACTATAAATGCCGCCAAGTGGACTGCCGCTAATGAATGGGCTAAAGCAAAAGGTATGCATTTTAAAGTTATAACTGAAGACCAAATATTTAGAAACAATAAACAAAGGAAACCAAAACAAAGGAAACCAAGACGCAAGTAATGAAAATACAATATACAAATACTCCAAGGGACGTAATCGAGTTTGACGATGATGTTCCGGCTAATTTAGATCCTACTGATGTAGTAGAGATTTTTCAAACACCTCTAACTGGATCATTTAATTGGGATTATACTGTACAAGACAACAGAATAAAAAAATTATATGAACTAGGTAAACAATTAAACTGGAATGTAGAAGTAGACGTTGACTGGACACCAGAATTTACTGGTATTGGTGATGAAGAGTTTGATTTTGAGAATACACAATGGGATAATCATGAAACATTTAAAACATTTGATGAGAAAACTAGAAAAGAGTTCTTTAAAGATTTAAACAGTTGGGCAACAAGTCAATTTTTACATGGAGAACAAGGAGCATTATTGGTAGCATCGCAGTTAGCCAGTTGTGCGCCTACTTATAATGCAAAACTATATGCCGCTAGTCAAACATTTGATGAAGCAAGACATGTAGAAGCATTTAACAAGTACTTACAACAAAGATTAAAACGCAGTTGGCCCATTGGCAGAGCATTAAAAGGATTACTAGATAAGATATTAACAGATCCTCGTTGGGATTTAAAGTTTATAGGTATGCAAGTAGTAATAGAAGGATTGGCATTAGCCGCCTTTAACGCCGCCAAAGAAGGAACTAACGATCCTGTGTACAAACAAATGTTAGAATACATTATCAGAGACGAAGCAAGACACGTTACATTTGGTATTAATTACTTAACAGACTTTGTAACTACTTTAAGTGAAGAAGACCGATTAGATAGGGCACAATTTGCCTTAGAAGCCTGTACTGTAAGTAGAAACAGACTAAAAGCATATGATGTTTGGGAAAAATATGGTATGGATATCGACTATACGGAGAAATACCAAACAGAACATATATTCCAAACACAATTTCAAGACACATTGTTTAGTAGGATAATGCCTAACCTTAAAAAGATAGGTTTGCTACATGAAGACTTAATACCTGAGTATGAAAAGTTAGGTGTTATGGGATATGCAGAAGGCGATAGCGATTATGAAACAAGTTGGGAAGAACTTAGTAAGCCTTTAAAATGATTAAAGTGAGAGAACCGCAACGTCCGGTAGAAGGCGAATACACACTTTGCAATAAAGGTGAAGTTGCTGTCTATAGAGATGGAAAATGGGTAAGACCAAATGAAAATAAGTGATATTATAGAATTTAAAACACCTAAAAAGGTTTATAACAAGCCACAGGATTATGTGGATGCTAGAAATCATAGATTTGACCAAATGTTTGGACACCCAACAAGGAAATTATCTAAGAAAAAGTCCAAAAAGAAAAAGAAGTAACGTATGTCTTCTTTGATAGATTATAAATTGTTACAAAGTCCAACAAGAGGACTTGTTCCTATGGCAAAACGTAATAATAGTCTTAAACATACTATTACAAACAGTTGCACAATACCACATCGTAGTTTAAACATTACAACAAAAGGCGAATGCTTTATAGATAACTGTGAACTATATTTGCCATTTGTTATTTGTAGTATATTGGATTTAGAAAGTCTAGAAGATGTTTGGTCAAACCCATTAGCAAGAGAATTACAAAAAGATGTGGAAGATAAAAAATTTACTTGGTGTGCTGTAGAGCATTGTAGAATAATGGAACGTGATTTACACCACATAAACAATAAAGGACAAGAATTTTATAGCATTTATGTAAATGTAGATGAAAGTTGCAATTTAGCCTGCCCAAGTTGTAGGACAGATATGATATTGCACACAGAAGGCGATGATTATAAAAGACAATATGGTTATGCAGAGCATACTATACACTTATTACGCAACTTTAAAGAGAGAACACATATTACTTTAACAGGAAATGGTGATCCTTTAGCAAGTAACATAATGAGACCGTTTGTAACTAACTGGATACCTAATCATAACCACACAATTACATTGTTTACAAATGGATTATTAATGAGTAAGCAACTTCCTGATAGTAAGATACTTCCAAACATAAATGAATTTAAAATTAGTATAGATGCAGGCTCCAAAGATGTATATGAAGTAGTAAGAAGACCAGGTAACTTTGAAAAACTTATAGAAAACTTAGATTGGATGCATGATAACAAACCAGAAGGCGCAGTTGTACACTTTAGATTTGTTTGTCAAAAAGCAAATGCACATGATGTTGTAAACTTTGTGGAACTAACAGAACGTTATAATGCAGAATGTTCTATATCAAGACTAGACGATTGGGGAACATTTGATAATTTTGCAGAAGAAGATGTAGTTGACCAATTAGACCACCCTTTAAGACCAGAGTTTTTAAAACAAATTAAAGAAGTAGTAGACTTACCGTTTGTATCTATACCATATAATATCACAAAGTACCTATAAAGTGTAATAAATAGTGTTATGACCAAGAAACTAGAAGAAGAATTTAATTTACCATCCATAGACGATGCAACTTCAAAGGATAATGAAGAAGCAACTAAGCAATTTGATTTAGACGAAGTTACAGCAGTGGATATAGAAGATGTTCAAACAGCATTAAGCAACGCAGAAAAGATAGACCATGCATTACAAAATGTAAAAGGACTAGAAGAACATGATGTAGAGATGGACGACATTGCTCAACAGGCAGTTGACAGTTATCAACAGTTAATGAACTTGGGAATGAATGTTGGTGATAGAGAAGCAGGTAGTATATTTGATAGTGCCGCTAAAATGTTAAAGACAGCCTTAGAAGCCAAAGATAGCAAAATAGATTCTAAGTTAAAACAGATTGATTTAATGATTAAAAAAGGTAGGCTTGATAATAACACAAACGAATCAAGTGGTACAGCAAGTGGCGGACAGGCTGTAGATAGAAATGAACTACTGAAAATTATCAACTCTGATAAAAATAAATAATTTTGCCTTATTTTGATAAATAAGTACATAACGGAGTTATTACATGAGAGAACTTAAAGATATTATAACCGAATCATTCAATAAAGAATATGGTTATAGAATTAAACTAGCAAGAGATTGTACAGCAGATGACTTATCTAAGTTAGAGAATGCTCTACAAAAATATAACCTTGTTAGTGCTACACCTTGGAAAAGGTTACCTATACAAGAAAACCCAATTGAGTTTAAAAGACTTAAAGGTTTAAGTGTTACATCCGAAGTTTGCAGTACTGATGTTGTATTAAAATATCCAGTCAACGAAAGAATTTTAGAAGTATATGTAGCAGTAGCATGTGGTTGTGACCACGACCGTGTAATTGTTATGGGTGTTAATAATCCTAAAAGGATTGAAAGCGAAGTAGCAGAAGAAAGACTTGCTAACGACAAAGATAGACAAGTAGAAGTTCCAGAAGCAGTTCTCGATGAAGTAGATAGTTCCGCAGACCAAGACCATTATGAAGCACAACAAGAAGGTGTTACAGATGGACCACTATTTGGTGAAGAGCATAATGCTAAATTCTTAGCAGAATTGCAAAAAATTAAAGACGAAAAAGGTGCAGACTATTTCCGTAACTATCCAAGCAAAGATGGTATTATGGGAGACGACCTACAAGCAATGCATGATACAATCACTGGTAAAGCACACGGTGGATTGGCTCCAGAAGCCAAACATGTTGATGTTGTATCACAAAGTTCAAGAAGAAACTAATGTCAGATAGTACGGGAGAAACACATTCATACAAAAAATCTATGTATGGTGATGGTGCTTCAGTAACTATTGATGCAGGTGCAGAATCAATTGACCAATTAAAATTAATGCTACAAAAAGTAGGCATTACTTTACCGGCAGGCGGACCAGAAGCACAAGAAGAGCCATGTGATTCAGAAGAAATGCCGTTAGATGCAATAGTTGTTTCACAACCTGAAGAAGAACCACAAGGAATGCAATTTCCAAGAACAGAAATAGACCCAGATGCACAACATGATGCATCTATGACCACAGATAAAGAAGTTTTAAGTTCAATAATCAGAGACAGACTTAAAGATTATCTCCGCAATAGTAAATAATCCATCCTAATACACGATAAATACTGTTATGCCTAAAGGAACAGTTAATACTGAGTTAGTAAAACAAGCATACTCTAAAATACCGTATGATGCAGACATGTTGAAAGAATTTCAAGCATGTTGTGATCCTAATACCGGTCCAATGCACTTTATGAAGAAATTTGTAAGGATACAGCACCCTACAAAAGGTGGTATAGACTTTATACCTTTTGATTACCAAGAAGATTTAATTGCTAATTATAATGCACACC